ATCCTCCTGTTGACATGATGGAAGAAGGGAACTTTGAGAAGATTGAAAAAGTGATTGACGTTTGGTACGAAGGTATCATGGTAATGGGAACCAATATCTTATTGAAATGGGAGATGGCTCAAAACATGGTTCGTCCTAAGTCAGCTTCTCAGCATGCTCTTCCAATGTATGTGGCATGTGCTCCAAGAATGTACAAGGGTGTGATTGAATCATTAGTAAGAAGGATGATTCCATTTGCTGATCTTATTCAGATCACTCACTTGAAACTACAGCAAGTGATTGCCCGGGTTGTACCTGATGGTGTATTCATTGATGCTGATGGGCTTAATGAGGTTGACCTTGGTACAGGAGCTGCCTATAATCCTGAGGATGCTTTGAGATTGTATTTCCAAACCGGTAGTGTAATTGGAAGAAGCTACACTCAAGATGGTGAGTTTAATAATGCTCGTGTTCCAATTACTCAGCTTACATCCAACTCAGGCGCATCCAAGACTCAGATGTTGATTGCCAATTACAATCACTATATGGATATGATCAGAACTGTTACAGGCTTGAATGAAGCTCGTGATGGATCGACTCCTGATCCCAACTCTCTTGTTGGGTTGCAGAAACTTGCTGCGCTTAATTCAAATACAGCCACTCGTCATATCCTTGAGGGTGGGTTATTTATTTATAGATCATTGGCTGAGGCTCTTACTTATAGGATTGCAGACATATTAGAGTATGCTGATTTCAAGGATGAGTTTATTAATCAGATAGGAAGATACAATGTTGCTTTATTAGGAAACATATCTGACCTCTATATATACGACTTTGGAATATTTATCGAGATATCTCCTGATGAAGAACAAAGAAGTCAGCTTGAGCAGAATATTCAAGTGGCTTTATCGAGAGGTAACATTGACATTGAGGATGCTATTGATATCAGAGAGATCCGAAACATTAAGCTCGCTAATCAATTACTCAAGATGAAGCGAATTAAGAAGGAGCAGAGGGAAGAGAAGATGGCTATGCAGAAGCAGGCTATTTTGTCTGAGCAACAATTAAAGTCTCAGCAATTAGCAGGACAGATAGCTATTCAAAAGATCGACATAGATACGCAGTCGAAGATGAAATTGAAGCAAGCTGAAGTTGCATTTGAAATAGAGAAGATGAAGCAGGAAGCTTTCCTTAAAACTCAATTGATGGCTGAGGAATTCAAATATAATCAACAGCTTGCTCAAATTCAATCCGGAGTATTGAGTCAAAGAGAAATGAAGAAAGAGGAAGCTAAGGATAAGCGTGTAAGTATTCAAAACACTCAGCAATCAAAGCTAATTGAGCAAAGAAAAAACAATCTACCTTCTATCAATTTTGAATCAAATGAAGATAGTTTAGATGGCTTTGAATTCTCTGAATTTGAACCACGATAAAAAATATAAAAATTTTGTTTAAATTTGCAACAAATCAAATCTTAATAAAATGGAATTTAAAGCAGTTAGATTAGTTGAAGGCGAAGAAACAAAAAGCCAAGCTGAGTTAGAAGCTCAGGTACTTAAGGAACATGAACAGCAGCAGGCAGCCGCAGATGAAGCAGCAGCACAAGCAGCCGGAGATGATGGAGGAGGCGGTGATGATGGATCAAATAATCTACCTGATTTAAAAGAAGAAGACGTTCTTTCATATATTGGAAAAAGGTACAATAAGCAAATCAATTCATTTGATGAGTTGATGGCTGAGCGTAGTCAGGCAGAAGATATGCCTGAGGATGTGGCTGCTTATATGAAGTACAAAAAAGAAACAGGTCGTGGATTCGAAGACTTCTTAAAACTTAAAGAAGATTTTGACTCCATGAATCCTGACGATCTTTTAAGAAACTATCTTAAGGATACGCAGAAAGGTCTCGATCCTGAGGATATAGATGTTCTTATGTCAGACTATCATTATGATGAAGATCTTGATGATGAGTCTGTAATAAAGAAAACAAAGATTGCAAAAAAGAAAATTGTAGCTGAGGCGAAGAAATACTTCAATGATCAGAAGGAGAAATACAAAATGCCACTTGAGTCAAGACCGGCAGGTATCTCCGATGAAGAAAAGGAAGAGTTCGAGTCTTATAAACAATATACCAAGCAAGCGAAGACTCTTGCAGAGGAGACAAATCGTAAGCGTCAATGGTTTGACCAAAAGACGAATGAAGTTTTTGATAATGGGTTCAAAGGTTTTGAGTTCGATATCAATAACAGAAAAATTACATTTACTCCGGGTGATGCAACCGAGCTTAAAAAAAGTCAATCGACTCCACAGAACTTCATTGGAAAGTTCTTGGATGAAAGCGGCTTAATAAAAGATGCGGTTGGTTACCATAGAGCGTTGTCGATTGCTATGAATCCGGACAAGTTTGCCAAGTTCTTCTATGAGCAAGGAATGGCAGACGCTACCGATGATGTTGCACGCAAGATTAAAAATGTAAATATGTCTGAGCGTAGAGCACCTGAAGTAGGTAAAGTTTCGGGAGGAATTCAGGTTAAAGCTTTGAATCCTGATTCCGGAAGAGGTTTAAAAATTCAAAGCGCAAAAAGAGTATAACAATTAAAAATTTAAAAAAATGCCTATTTTAGCAAATCCCGGTTTTGATTTGCAACCCGCAGCGGAGCGAGTTGCTTTACAAACCAATTACATTACTAACTTCAACTTCTTGAATCAGTATCTTCCTGATACTTATGAGAAAGAATTTGAGCGTTATGGTAACCGTACAGTTGCATCATTCTTAAGAATGGTTGGAGCTGAGATGCCTTCTATATCTGACCAAATCAAGTGGGCAGAACAAGGCCGTCTTCACATTAAGTATACAGCTTGTACTGCATCTCTTGTTACAGGTACAACAGCGAGATTTACAATTGGAGATGCTAATGTAACATCTAATGCTATTAGAATTGGACAAACAGTAATGATTCAACAGAATACAACAGGAGCAAGTAATAAGGCTATTGTTACCGCTGTTAATGCATTGACTTTTGATGTTGCTTTCTATGAGACAGCAATCAATGTTGTTAACACCAACATATGTACTGTATTCATCTATGGATCTGAGTTTAAAAAAGGAAGTAGCGGAATGGACGGTTCTTTGGAAGCTGAAGATTCAATCTTCTCTAACAGACCTATTATCATCAAAGATAAGTATTCTGTTAATGGTTCTGACATGGCTCAAATCGGATGGGTTGAAGTAACTACCGAGAATGGAGCTACCGGATATCTTTGGTATTTGAAGTCTGAGCACGAGACTCGTCTTCGTTTTGAAGATTACTTAGAGACTGCAATGATTGAAGCTGTTCCTGCTCAAACAGGTTCAGGTGCATTGAATTATCTTAGCGGTGGAGCTACTCCATCAGCAGGTTCTGAAGGGGTATTCTATGTAGTCAACAATCGTGGTAACGTGTGGGGTGGTGGTACTCCAACTACATTAGCCAATTGGGACGAAATCGTTGGCCGTCTTGACAAGCAAGGAGCTATCGAGGAGAATGTTATTTTTGTTAACCGTGGTTTTGGATTTGACATTGACAACATGTTGGCTACTTTGAATGGTTACAATGGTGGTTCTGCTGCTAATGGAGCTTCTTATGGATTGTTTGACAACGATGTTGATATGGCTTTGAACCTTGGATTCAGCGGTTTCCGTCGTGGTTATGACTTCTATAAGACTGATTGGAAATACTTGAATGATCCAACAATGCGTGGAGGTTTAAGCACTGCATCTACCGCTACAGGAAATATCACAGGTTTATTAGTTCCTGCCGGATCAACAACTGTATACGATCAGATCATGGGTAAGAACGCTAAGCGTCCATTCTTGCACGTGCGTTACCGTGCTTCTGAATCTGAGAATCGTAGATTCAAAACTTGGATCACAGGTTCTGCCGGAGGTGCTCAAACAAGCGATCTCGATGCAATGGAGGTTCAATTCCTTTCTGAGCGTTGCGTATGTACTTTGGGTGCTAACAACTTCGTATTGTTCCGCTACGGATCTTAATCTTAAATAATTAAAAGGAGGTGTCCACTGTGGACACTTCCTTTTTACAATTTTAATCTAATTAAATAAAAATCAAAATGGCAAAAGAAAAAATCATTAAGGATAAGACTTACCGTTTATTAAACGGATCTCCTTTAACATTTGTGTTAGCTTCTCGTAATCATCCAAGATTCCCTCTTATGTGGTTTGATGAAAAGAAGAATCAAAACAGAATACTTAGATACGCTGTAAACCAAGCCTCTCCATTCGAGGATGAGCAAGACAACAATCCTATTTTAGAACCAATTGTATTTGAAGATGGAATGCTCAATGTTCCAAAAAATAATCCTGTGCTACAGGAATTTTTGCATTATCATCCACAAAATGGTATTGTTTTTTGTGAGGTAGATAAAGAGAAGGATGCTTATAATCAAGTTGCTGACTTGAATGTAGAAGTTGATGCTCTTATTGAGGCTCGTAATCTGACTCTTAGTCAAATAGAAATGATCACCCGGGTTCTATTCGGAAAGGATCCATCTACTATCTCTACGGCTGAGCTTAAGAGAGATATTTTAGTGTTTGCTAAGAATGATCCATACACCTTCTTAGAAGTGGTTAATGATCCTGAGCTCAAGTTCCAAGCGAAAGTTAGAATGTTCTTTGATAGAAACTTATTAGTTGTAAAGAATGATAGAGATATCTACTTTAATACAGCTACCAACAAAAAGAAGATGTGTTCGATAGCATTTGGCATGGATGCATTTGAGATGTCATTGTCATACCTTCAAAGCGATGAGGGTATTGACTCTTTAAAGATGTTGGAATCTCACCTATCTGAAGACTGATCAATATAATTAAGTAAAAATGTAGGGGCTAATTAAGCCCCTATTTTTTTGATTATATTTGTAAAAAATAAGCCATGATCAATTCAGTAAGAAATACCGTATTGTCCGTTCTTAATAAAAATAATTACGGATATATTTCTCCCTCTGATTTCAATCTGTATTCGCAACAAGCTCAGATGGAGGTGTATGAAGAGTACTTTAGCAATTTCAATAAGGCAACTAACTTTGAAAACTCAAGACAGTCAGGTACTGATTACGCTGATTTGGTAAAACCCATTG